ATTGGGCCGAACAATTGGATAATGCCGGACACGGTGAAAAAGGCCGGATTTTAAAACAGGCCTGTGAAACCCTGGGCTTAAGTAAGGATGCGTTATACCGCCGCTTAAAACAACTGGGCTGGACAAGCGGCAAATGCAAACGTAGCGATGCGGGTAAAACCACAATGAGTGAAGCAACCATTGATACTGCAATTGCGCTGCTGAACTTAGGGATGCGTGATAACGGTAAACGCATTATGGATGTAACCCTGGCGCGCAGCATTTTAGTTGCAAACGGGTTTGACTGCGTAAGCCACAGCCAGCTATGTCGCATTTTAGCTAAGCGTAATGCCAGCGTGAATGATTTAGACCGGGCTACGCCGCACATGAATCTGCGAAGTTTGGGCCCGAACCATGTACACCAAACTGACCCCAGTTATTGTTTGCTGTATTACCCGCCTGGGCGCAAAGGCAAAATACAGCGTTATGCCAATGATGCTGAGTTTTATGCCAATAAGCCTGAAAACCTTGAAAAAATTAAGCATATTAAAGTATGGCGCTATGTGTTGGTTGACCATGCAACCGGCTATTTACGCTTTAAATACTATGAGGCTGCCGGTGAAAACCAGGGTAATTTATTTGATTTTTTAATGTGGTGCTGGCGCAAGCAGGATAATTTGCCGTTTCACGGTGTACCTGAAATTTTGCTATGGGATAAAGGCAGCGCCAATACCTCTGCTGCGATAAAAAATGTATTAAAGGCATTGGATGTAAAAAACATTCCGCATGAGGCCGGAAACCCACGCGCTAAAGGGGCGGTTGAAAAAGCAAATGACATGGTTGAAAAACAGTTTGAAACCCGCTTGTTAATTGAGCCGGTTGATAGTGTTGACGCGTTAAATGAAGCCGCTATGGCTTGGCAGGATGCGTTTAACGCGAACAAAATCCCAGGTATGTCAACGTTACACAGCCGTACTAAACAAAGCCGTTTAGATGCCTGGAAAACCATTTATAGCGCTGAGCACCGCCACCGTTTGCGTGAGTTACCCGATGAGCATATATGCCGCACATTGCTGACCAAAGACGGTGAAACCCGCAAAGTACGTGGTGATTTAACCATTACCTTTGTTCACCCGGTTGCCGGTAAAAGCTTAACTTACGACTTAGCCGAACTTGAGCATATTAAAAATGGGATGCATGTTGAGGCTAACCCCTTGGTTGTGAATGATTCGCTGGCCTTATTGGTGGGCGTAACTAACCCGGATGATGAGGTAATTTACCATCAGGTTGAGCCGCTTGAACTGGATGAATTTGGCTTTAGAGCTGACGCACCCGTGATTGGTGATGATATTAACAGCCATAAAGATACCGCAACCCAAACTGCGGTTAAAGCGGCTGACCAGCTGGCTTACCCGGATATGAACGCAGAGCAAATCAAGAAGGCGAAAAAACAGAAATCAGCGCCGTTTAAAGGTGAGCTGGTTGGCCACTCTAACTTTAAAGATATTGAGCATGAAACGCATATTTCACCTAAGGCGGATGTGATTAAGCCAGATAGCGCGGTAGTGGCCCAACTGAATAAGCAAGCGGATAAACCAAGCGGTAAAAAACTGGATGGTTTGGATGCCCGCATTTTATTGGCTAACCGTTTGGGCCGTAATTTACAGCCGTTTGAGTTGGATTATTTAGCTGGGCTTGGCGATGTGTACGAGAGCCAACTGGATGACATTGTGCGTGACTTGCACACAGGCAAGTTAAAAGCGCCTGTATTGAAGCTGGCGAGGTAAGTAATGGATCAGCATACCAAGATTAGCCGTGTGTTTTTAAAACACAATGTTCGCCAGGCTCATTTAGTGAGCTACTTAAATAAAGCAGGCATTGTATTTAGCCCGGCAAGCCTGAGCCGGGTTAAGCGTGCGGGCCTGTGGCCTAAGCACTGCGACAAAACACGTATTAAACAATTAATTGAAACTTTTTTAGCTGAGCTGGGCGCAAGCCAGAGCGAGCTGGATGATTTGTGGGGTTGGTATGACGCGACTGAAGACCAGCCTGCAGAGCCTGAGATTAACCCTGAACCTGAAGATAAAGATGATTTGGAGCCTGAAATGTTAAGTGGACATGCTAAGCAATTTTTTAAATTACGAACTCACCCGTTTGAGAATGAGATATTCAGTGAAACGGATGTATTTTTAATTGATTCGTACCGGTTGGTGTTGGAGGAAATGCTGAGCGCTGCCAGCGCGGGCAGTATGACGGCCCTGATTGGTGAATGTGGTGCCGGTAAAACGATTATGCGCCGGGCGTTTATTCATAGGGTTCAGCAGGATAACCAGGAGATTATTGTGATTGAACCGGCTCGCCTGGATGTAAAAAAAGTGACGGCGGAGAGCTTGAGCCTGTCAATTTGCCGGGCGTTGAGTATTCCAAACAAGCACAGTGCCGAAGACCGTGATGCGGCGATTGAAGAGGCGTTGATTAAGTCGGCTAATAATGGGCATTTGCACCTGATTGTGATTGAAGAGGCGCACCTGTTAACGACTGATGTGATTAAGCTGTTAAAGCGTATTTGGGAGTTAACCAGTGGTTTTAAACGGGTGATTGGTATTTTGCTGATTGGCCAGACTGAGCTTGTTAAAAAGCTGAGTAGTCAGGATTTACGTGAATTTACCTGGCGTTGCAGCCAGATTGAAATGAAGCCGCTGGGGCTGAATACGGCTCAGTACATTCGTCATAAGTTTAGTTGTATTGGCGTGGATGCGGATAGCATTTTTACTGAAGACGCATTTGATTCCATTTATGAGCATTGCAAAGGCAGGGTAAAACGCGGCCTGGGTTTGGGCGAAGGTAACCTGGATAAATCGTACCCGCTGCGGGTTAATCACATTGTTGTTAAGTGTTTGAACCTGGCCGCTCAGGTGGCTGAGCCTAAAGTTACCGCGCAAATTGTTGAGAAGGTGTAAGGCGATGAGTGATGTTGAAATTCAATTAACCGGTGAGGCCACGATTAAATGGCAGCGCACTTTGGTGGTTAGCGAAGACGAGGCAAAAGCAATTTTAGCGGACGATGAAATTATTCAGATGATGCTAACGCAAGAAGAAAGCTTTGGCGTTAAGCGCTGGGGCGATGTGTATGGCTCGCGTTCGTTAGTGACTGAGCCGTTAAACGAGCCGCTTTATGAGTGCCAACATTGCCACTGGGTTGGCTCTGATTTGGATAAGCTCAAAATTTATGGGCTTGAACCGCACCAGGTAACCAAACGTTGCCCACGTTGCGAAATGCGTAATTTTAGGGAAGTTAAAGGCAGTATTAATAAATCTACATTGGGAGAATCTTATGGATCAAACTAACAATATACCCGCTGGTTATTGGCAGGATGCGAAAGGCTCTTTAGTGCCTGAAAGCATGATTAAGCCAATAGATAAAGCACGTGATGAACTGGTATCCGAAATTGTAAATAGAGCGCTAGAGCTGCAGGAAAGCTTGGCAAAATTTAAAGCCTCTACGTTTGCAGATATTGATGCGTTTGTTGAGCTATCGGCAGAGGAATACGACGTTAAATTAGGTGGTAAAAAAGGCAATGTAACTATGCATACGTTCGATGGGCGCTACAAAATCATGCGCTCGATTCAGGAACATATAGCATTTGATGAACGCCTCCAGGCCGCGCGCGTTTTAATAGATCAGTGCTTTAAGGATTGGACAAAAGACAGCGGCCCTGAATTGAAAGCGCTAATTGACCGTGCTTTTGATGTTGATAAGCAAGGCCATGTGAATACAGCCAGAGTTTTAGGTTTACGTCGTTTAGACATTAAAGACGAACGCTGGAAAAAAGCGATGGAAGCTGTGAGTGAAGCGCTGCAAGTGGTTGGCAGCAAGGCGTATATTCGTCTGTATAAACGTGTCGGTGATACTAAGCAGTATGTACCTATTCCGCTTGATTTGGCTGGTGTTTAGCCAGCTTTTATAAACATTACTTTTAACTAACCAATAAGGTAAAAATAACTATGAACAAATCTCAATTAATCGAAACAATTGCGCATAGCGCTGATATTTCAAAAGCGGATGCAGAGCGCGCCGTTAATGCTTTGGCTTCAGCCGTAACTGCTGAGCTGGCTGAAGGCGGCAAAGTTGAATTAGTCGGTTTCGGCTCGTTTACTGTGAGCGAACGTGCTGCAAGAGTTGGCCGAAACCCTAAAACCGGTGAGCCCATTAAAATTTCAGCTGCCACTTTACCTAAGTTCAAACCGGGTAAAGCGTTAAAAGAAGCAGTTAACCGTTAATTTTAATTTAGTTAGCCCCTGCGGGGGCTTTGGAGTTTGTATGTATATTGGCGAAATCACTACATTTAATGTTATAGCAAAATGCCCTATTTGCGAAAACGATACGCAAATAGATCAGCACGAAATGAGATGTGAAGAAGCTCAGTGCCAGCACTGTGATGAAGTGTTTGAAATTGGCTATAGCGAATAGGATCAAGGTGAATAGTAATGACTAAATCTCGCTATATTCAGTTGATTCATATTGCCAAAAGCCAACTGGGTTTAGATGATGATTTGTATCGCTCTGTTTTGCTCGACTTAACTAAAAAGTCGAGCTGCAAAGATATGGGTATCATTGAACTTGAGAAGGTGCTGACTTATATGAAGTCAAAAGGCTTTAAGCCAAAGGCTAAAAAGTCACGCAAGCCTGGCAATAGCCCAGTTTCACGCAATAAAAAAGCCGGAGAAAAAACCGCGCTTGATAAACTTCGCCAGGTGTGGATTGAAATGGCTCGCAATGGTTTGTTAAAGAATGGCAGCGAACAGGCCCTGGTTAATTGGAGTAAGGGCCAGGCCAAGCGATTTAATAAAGGTGTACCAATTGAGCGCCTTGAATGGCTGGATGCTGACGTAATCCATTTTTTAATTGAGCAGTTAAAAAAATGGTACAAACGATTAGACCCCAAACTCTACGAGGTGAACAATGGCTGATCCAAATGGTAATAGCGCACGCGCTGATGGTATGTTATTGACCATTCTTGAAATGGTTCACGATGGTTTAAAAAGCACATTGGGCGATGATAAAGCGTATGAACTCGCAGCTGATGTTGTCAATAAAGTCCGCCACTGCTTTGGTGGTGAGCTGGTTTATGTTTGCAAAGGCCGCACTTTAGATTCTATTATCACCAGCAATAAAATCTGGAACGAGTTCACTGGCAACAATCACCATGAACTTGCTAAGAAGTACGGTTTTTCAACACAGTGGGTTTATGAAGTTGTTCGCACCATGGGCAAACTGAAACGAGCTGAATCACAAGGTGATCTGTTTGATGGACTGGAAGACGACAGCAATAAAGATTAAGCTAACAGCGGCCAAATTCAAGGCCGCTTCACTTTTCAGTATATTAAACACAATTTAAAATCCTGTTTCACTTATTCCCGCTTAATCTCACTCACTCCCGCAATTTTCGCGCAATTTTATTATATTTATTGTAGGTTAGATCAAAAACCGATGAATCTAGCTTTGATATAAAAAAGGCGTCACTAACACAAGTGCTTTTATTGCCAGGCCAACAAAGCGTTTTAAACTGGACAGTTCCATGCAGTAAAATGTATTGAGCCATCGAAAGTCAGCCCGTTGATTGGCTAATAAACCTGTCATGATTAAATTAACTATGAGAAGCGAATTCATACCCATTTAGCAAAAGTCGGATAATTTGAGCATGTTAACATGCATTTTGCGTTATAAAACCCAAGGTTATTAAAACTTGGTTCAAATAACCTATTAAAGCTAAATTAATTGTTTTAATTGGGTTCAGATTTGTTGATTCTGTTAAGTTAAGAACCAATATATTAATCCCCCCTCAACAATCTCAATCCTCTTTGTTTTTTTGGTAAAAGGTATATTCATTATGCAAACCCAAAAATACGCTGAGTAAGCCACAAAAGACGGTCAGCAAAAGTAATGCATATGTGAGAGATTTTAACGTTACACTCTCAATACCTGGTTCACTTGCAAGGATCTTCATAAAAACCGCTAGACCAAACATGCCAAAAAAGATAGGAAAAAATAATTTAAAATTGAACCAAAATCTTTTTTTATTGAACTGAGTAATAAATGATGACTGTTTCATTAGTTCGAATTACATCCTCTATTATTGGTTGTGCAGTCCCATATCTTGTGCTGCTCAGCCTGATTTTTATTTACCTGGTCAACAACCACTCCGGTAGCTGAGCCAGTCGCGATATCGCCTGCAAAATTAGTTAATCCTTTACCCAGTTCACCAGCTAAATCAGATATACCTCTTTAATTAACCACTGTATCAATTTTGCACCCAATGGTGTCAGTTTGCAGGAATCGCCCTAGCTTTGGATGATACATCCGTGCTTTGTAGTAAAGTCGGGGTTAACCTGCCTGTATTGCAAATTTATTGTTAGCCGGGCTTTTAGGCTTAAACGTGTTTACTCATCTGGCCTAAGTACGCCCTGTAATCTACACTCAATTCAGCTAACTTAGCTTGTACTCTACCCCCTATATTTATAAAAGGAAGTATGATGATTAAATCAACGACATCGCAATTGCAAGGTTATCAAGTTACGGCTTATCTGGATATCGTAACGGGTGAAGCCATTCTCGGCACAAATATATTCAAAGATATATTTGGCGCAATCCGGGATGTTGTGGGCGGTCGGTCTGGCACTTATGAAAAAGAAATGGGACAAGCCCGTGAAATTGCGTTTGCTGAATTAGAAGAAAAAGCAGCTGCGTTAGGTGCTAATGCCATTATAGGTATCGACATTGATTATGAAGTTTTAGGCGCGCAAAACGGCATGATGATGGTCAGTGTATCTGGTACTGCGGTCACTATTGTTAAAGCTAAATAAACAAAAGGGCGCATTAAGCGCCCTTTATACGTTTAAAGGTTCGGCCGTTAATTTTATTGCTGCTTCAACTCGCGAGCGGCTTTTGCATCTTCAATACCGCCAGCATTAGTTACATTAGTGTAGCCAGCTTCTTTTAACTTGTTGACTGCAATACCAGCACGGCGGCCACTGCGGCAATATAAATATAGCTCAGTATTTTTATCCGGAAACGCTTTTTCAAACACTGAGATATCTGCATTATGCGGAATCAACGTATCGCCTTCAATGTGCTCCTGTGCATACTCTTTAGCCGTTCTAACATCCAGCCAAACGGGATCAGCAAATAACTGAGCACTAAATAAAATACAAACCACTAAACTGATTAACCGTTTCATAAGTTTCACCTATTAGCTAGAACCTGTTGACCTTAATTTATTTTAGCTGAATTTTTATAGTTCGGGCTGCCAGCCTCTTAAAATATTCGCTTTGGTATAATCAGCAGCTTGTGCAGGCACAAGCTGCTGAGCCCAGTCAACTCGCTTATCTGTTTTTGCACCTTTTCCGGTATTATTAAATTCTGCGTAAAATACGGTTTTTTCTTTTTCAGCACTGCTCCAGTTATTCCAGCCAACAGGCAAAATATGAGCGCCTAATTCAGTGTTTAAAAATACAGTTTTGGCATATGAGCGCCACGGACGACCTAAATACACCTTATCAACCCCTTTAGCGGCCGTT